CCCTCCGGTCCGTCCAGAAGATCCTCGATCAGGGCCGCTGCCGCCGAGCCGATGTCCGATCTGACCAGTGGGTGGGGCGGGCAGTCGCTGAGGTGATGGGGCTCGATATCGAGGTGGAGGCCGACAAGGCGAAGGTGACCCGCGTGGTGCGCGTCTGGACCAAGAACGGCGGGCTCATCGAGGATTCTGACGCCAAAGATGAAAAGGGCCGGAAGATCAAGGCGATCAAGCCGGGCAACCGTGCGTGATCCGGGGTTTCCGGGGTTGTCCGGGGTCAGTCCTAGGAACCCCGGAGTTATTGATTTCATTGATGTTTTTGGCGTCTTGGTGCCTGTGCTTTCCGGGGTCGCGAAATACCTATAAACCCCTCCCGGGTGTTGGTTCCGGAGTGAGCCGGAACAACCCCGGGAAAGGGGTTTTCTGGGGTCTAAAAAACCTAGGGATTCTGCGGATGTCCGGGGTTCCGGGGTTCCGGGGTCACTATAGTAGAGTCCGGAACCCCGGAACTTGGGTATCAGACTGACGGGAACGTCGAGCCGTCAGTATGATCCCGCATCGTCAGGATGGCGATTGGGGCGTGGTCGAGCGCCGTTGCAAACAGATTACCGCTCAATAACGTGAAATTCACTGTCGCTTGAAGGTCGGCCTCGTTATCGTGCTTGCGTTGCGCTGGTCGTCTATTGGCTAGGACATTCATCTAAGATCTGAAAAAAGCGGGTTCAATTCCCGTCCAGCGTACCAATCCCCGAATGCTCTCGGAACGTGCCGATCGCTGTTACGACAGCGGGCCTCAACGTTAGCCTCACCTTTCCATCCGCGCCGACGGTCCGGCTGGTGAGAACGGACATACCGGCGGGTTCGACCTTCAGTTCCTCGGCGACGCGGTTGCAGAGCCAGCCGAAGTGCGTGTTCACCACCTGACCCAACTCCTCTTCCAAAGCCTCTACGGCTCTGGTGTGGCTAGGAGCGTCGAAGAGTGCGAGCAGCACACGACGGCCAGGCTCGGTTCGCTTGCCAGGCGTCGTGTTCACCAGGACAAGAGCGGCGGCGATCTGGGCCGGCTCGGCGGGGTCACTTGGATTCTGCGTCATTGGCTTGATTCAGAAAATTGAGCCAGGCTTGGTTGGATGCGCCTTATCCCAGGAGTATGGGTTCGCCGAATAGGGCTTGCCGGGATTCGCCTTGTGCCATGCCTCGAACTTCGCCGCGCGTGTAAGATCCTCTGATAAATACCTCTTCTCACGCAGATGCGGATTCTCGGACTTGCGGCCGGGATGCTTCATCGTCCAGTGCGCTTGCTCGACGGCCCGCAAAGGTTCGCCAGGACCAAACTTGGCGACCTTATGTTCGTTAGCTTTGTGAGCGGCGGCAATCTCGACGGACTTACTTCGCTTTTTCATATCCCCCTCTCAGGCATGGAACCGACGACTCATAGATCCACGTCCGGTGTGTGGAGAACGATTCGCACGAGGTGACGGGAACTGTGGGTCGTCGGCTTCCCCGGTTCCATGGTGGTGGTTGAACTCGAACTCTCCTCGTATGGCGTGCCTCTCCCGTGTTCGTCGAAGGAGAACTGGGCTCGGCATTCCTCCTTGGTGGTCGGATGGACGATGCGGAAAAACTGCGCGCCCATTTCCCCGGCGAACTGGCGTAGGACTGCCCATTCGGGTCCATTGAGTTCGGCGAGCCCGATCAGGCCGGGCTGTGGGGTGAATTTGGGGCGACGATGGACATGCCCCGAGTCCATGCGTGTCTCGATCCAGAGCGTGATCTTGTAGTCGTCCAGTTTTTCGATGATCCCGGCAAGCGGTGGCGGAAAATCTGGTGCTTCCGATGTCGGCACGATCGTCTCCGATCTCATGAATGGCGGCGCGCAAGGATGGCCCGGCGCGCCGCTTCTTTGAACCTGTTCGTGGCTACGTGGCAGTTACCTACGTGGACAATTTCTGCATCGTTGCGGTGAATTTTACGCCTGGGGCCTGAGGTGATGTGCCTTGCAGCGATGCTGTACCTCCGGAGAAAGTCCCATTCAAAACTATGGACACGTTGTCCTGACCAAACACGGATGTCATGCCCGGCTGACGGCTATGAGTTATCGCGGTCATCGAGGCCGCAAAATGGCTTCCATTTACCGTATATGTGCCTGAATAGTACATCATTGAATCGCCGCCGCGAGCCGTGCCATCTTGGAGTATTACGACGCCGGAGCCGGATCCCACCGGTGTACCGAAGCGAACTACGTACATTCCATTGTCCATGTTAATTCTCCTTAAAATAGGAATAAAATGTACGCTTAGGTGCGAGCTTAGCGCAAGAGGCGACTGACCTCAGATCAACATTGCTGAGCCGCCCAAATGATCGCCGCCCAGTGGTGCCAGTTTCCGACGTGAGGGAACGACACTGACGTCCTTCGACGCTCTCCCCGCGCGTCCGCTCCGTCCTGAGCGCCGCGCCGCTACGCGGCCCTCCCTCGCGTTCACAGCCGTTTCGCCCCTTCAACTCGCGTCTCGCCTTGACAGACGATCGTTCACAATCCATAGTAACGCTCGTTACATGGGATTGTGGATATCGTCATGATCAGAAATTTTATTGCTTACTTTCGAGTGTCGACGGCTAAGCAAGGCCGCAGCGGATTGGGCCTCGAGGCTCAGAAAGAGGCCGTTGATCGCTACCTTCAAGGTCTGGGGAAGGGGGCGCGGCTCCTCGCCGATTACCAGGAGGTCGAAACAGGCAAGCGCGACGATCGTATCGCATTGCGCCAGGCCCTTGATCACTGCCGCCTCACCGGGGCAACGCTCATCATCGCCAAGCTTGATCGGCTTTCCCGCGATGCGGCCTTCCTGTTGACGCTTCAGAAGGGCGACGTTCCCTTCCTCGCGGCCGACATGCCGGAGATGAACAACCTGACAGTCGGCATCATGGCCGTGGTCGCTCAGGCTGAACGCGAGGCCATCAGCCGGCGAACCAAGGAGGCGCTGGCAGCGGCGAAGGCGAGAGGAGTGAAGCTCGGCAATCCCAACGGCGCCAGGGCGCTGCGGGAGGGCCTGGCTCGGGCTGGAGGGCCGAACCCACAGCGAGCCGCGGAAGCGGCCCATACGGCAGCCCTGGAGCGCTCTGAGCGGCTTCGGCCGGTGATCGACGGCCTCAAGGTGGACGGCATCACGACCGTCAGGGCAATGGCCGAAGAATTAAACGCTCGCGGATATAGAACTCCACGCGACGGTCGCTGGCACAGCACTTCAGTCCATCGACTTCTGAAGGCCCTGGAGCATACAGCCGCTTGACAGGCCAAAAAATCTAGGCATATGTCATTAATGTAGGTTCGATAATTACGCCCGCCTGGCACCCGCTCGGCGGGTTTTGCTTTTTGTGGCGGGACGATTTTCATGAGCAAGTTTGTAAAGGGCCAGTCGGGCAATCCTGGCGGCCGACCGAAGGGCATTAAGGAACTCACTGAACTCGCCAGAGCCAACAGCACGACAGCATTCGAACGCATCGTGGCGATGCTCGACAGCTCCGATGAACGCGTAGTACTGGCGGCTGCTCAGGAAATACTGAACCGCGGTTTCGGCAAGCCGGCTCAGGCCGTTGAGATGACTCACCGCAGAGCGGTCGAAGAGTTGGGGGAGGAGGAGCTTGACGCAGCGATCGTCGAGCTCCGAGCTCGACTTGCAATTACTCAAAGCGCTCGAGACGGAGCGCGAGAGACGTCGGTCGAATAACCGGCTCGCCGATTATAGGCCGTATGCAAAGCAGTGTGCGTTTCATGCCGCAGGGGCGGACCACCGTGAACGTCTCCTTCGGGCCGGCAATCAGAATGGCAAGACCTTCGCCGGCGGCTGTGAGGGCGCCTACCACCTGACAGGTGAGTATCCGGACTGGTGGGAGGGGCGCCGGTTCGATCAGCCCATCACCATGTGGGCCAGCGGCGTCACCGGTGAGACCACTCGAGACAACCCACAGCGGGTCCTGATCGGACCAGTCGGTGAGGTCGGCACCGGCAGCATTCCTCTTCGCACGATCGTGGAAACGGCTCCAGCGCGGGGCGTTGCCGATCTGCTGGATTATGTGAAGGTTCAGCATGTCTCTGGCGGCCTGTCGACGCTCAGGTTCAAGTACTACGAGCAGGGCCGGCAAAAGTGGCAGGGTCCGCCCGTCGATGTCGTGTGGTTCGACGAAGAACCACCCCCGGATATCTACGCAGAGGGCCTGGCGCGGACCATCGCGACTAGAGGCATCGCCTACCTGACATTCACTCCACTGCTGGGCATGTCACAGGTGGTGCAGTCATTCCTCGTGGCACCAACCGCGGATCAGCACGACACGAACATGACCATCGACGATGCTCTCCACATCCCAGCGGAGGAGCGCGAGCGCATCATCGCATCCTTCCCGGCGCATGAACGTGAGGCCCGTGCTCGCGGCGTGCCGACCTTGGGCTCCGGCCGCATCTTCCCCATTGCTGAAGAGCAGATCACGGTCGATGCATTCGAAATCCCGTCTCACTGGGCGCAGATCGGTGGACTCGACTTCGGGTGGGACCATCCCTTCGCGGCGATCAAACTGGCCTGGGATCGCGATGCGGACATCCTGTACGTCACGTCCACCTATCGGTCGAAGCAGGAGACCCCGCCCATCCACGCCGCCGCGATCCGGCCCTGGGGGGATTGGTTGCCCTGGGCATGGCCACATGACGGTCTGCAGCACGACAAGGGTTCAGGCGACCAGCTTGCCGAGCTCTACCGCGCTCAGGGGCTGAGCATGCTGCCGGAGCGCGCGACGTTCGACGACGGAACCAACGGCGTCGAGGCCGGCATCGCCGACATGCTGACTCGAATGCAATCCGGGCGGTGGAAGGTCTTCCGGCACCTGACGGATTGGTTCGAGGAGTTCCGGCTCTATCACCGCAAGGACGGCCGGATCGTAAAGCAGGGCGACGACCTGATGGCCGCCTCCCGGTACGCCCTGATGATGAAACGCCACGCCTGCACCGCCCCGTCTTCCGAGACTGCATCTTTCTGGCGCCGCGGTCGAGGCCGCGTCTCTGGGTGGCTGAGCGCATGATTATTTGTGAGGTCGCCTGATGGCTTACGACACCAAGGCCGTTGACGGCGCGACCGATCTGATCCGCGAGATGCGTGAGCGTTGGGATCGTGCGCTCGATCACGACCGCGACAACCGCAAGGAAGCCCTGGTCGATCTGAAGTTCGTCGCTGGCGAGCAGTGGCCCGACAGCGTTCGGCAGGAGCGCGAGAGCGAGGGGCGTCCGGTCCTGACGATCAACCGGATGCCGCAGTTCGTGCGCCAGGTGACCGGCGACATGCGCCAGAACCGTCCGAGCATCAAGGTCCGCCCGGTAGACGACCGCGGTGATCCGGCGATCGCCAAGATCTTCACCGGCCTGATCCGTTCGATCGAGCAGCAGAGCGATGCTCAGGAATCCTATATCGGCGGTGCTGAGACATCTGCCCGCTGCGGCATGGGCCACTGGCGCATCCTGACGCAATATGCCGGCGATGACGTGTTCGATCAGGACATCGTCATTCAGCCGATCGTCAATCCGTTCGCCGTTGTCTGGGATCCGCAGAGCATCCGGGTCACTCGGGAGGATGCCGGCTGGTGCTTCGTCATCGATCGCATTCCGTTGGTCGAATTCCAGAAGCGGTGGCCGGAGGCGCGCACCACGGGATGGGACGGCGAGGACGGCACGGAGGGTGACAATTGGTTTTCGGGCGATGACATCCGGATCGCCGAGTACTGGTGCAAAAAGCCCTACAACCGGACGCTGGCCCTGCTGCGGAACGGCGAAGTGGTCGACCTGTCCGGCGGTGAGAACGACGGCCTCGGGCAGCCATACGATATCGTGGAGACCCGTGAGGTCGAGAGTTTCAAGGTAGTCCGGCACATGGTGTCGGGCTGCGAAGAGCTCGAGCCCGAGGTCGAGTGGATCGGCCGCTGGATTCCTATCGTCCCGGTGATCGGCGAACAGGTGCACATCGGCGAACGCATCGTCCGGCATGGCGTCGTGCGTTTCGCTCGCGATCCTCAGCAGCTCTACAATTATTGGCGCACCACGGCGGCCGAGACGATTGCGCTGGCTCCGAAGGCGCCGTGGCTGGTCACGAAAGAGCAGATTAAGGGGCAGGAGGCTCTGTGGCAGGAGGCGAACGTCCGCAACCTG